AGGCAAGATTTATATCTGACCTAACCGCAGCTCCCGTTCCATTTGCTATATTGTAATCATGCTGACTCATACTTTTCTCCCATATCCTGTAGCCATCCAGTTAATATTTTTAGATACATGCTGATTGCTGTTATTATCGTATATTATAATGGTAAATCCATCCGTTGTTTCATTACTCAGAGTCCAATATTGGTGGTCATTCATATTTTGACCAGTTATTCCTAAAAATGGTACAACTTTAAATGGATTATTATAAGTAACTGATAATCCGCTTGTTGGAACATTAACATTTTGAGCTTTTTCATTTCTATCTGGCATATCTATTGTTATTGCTAAATCGGTAATAGCTATATTTCTTGATGAATCAGATGAAGTAAAAATAACTTTAAATTGAAATGCTCTTGCTTGAAAATCACCAATTACTAAAGGTTGCCACTCAGACCATGTTGGAGTAGCTGTTGGGTCAGTATTAGTTGTTCTTATTTGTAATTGTGCAACAACTTTATCTGAAGGCTCCCCATCCCAATTTGACCATGTATCAACTAAAGCAGTTCTTCCATCTATCAAGTCCGTTTGTACAAATCCTGAAGCAACAAAGTTAGCGGTAATTCTTGATGTATATACAGCACCTAAGTCTGGCACAGTATTAAAAGCATAAGAACCACTTGTGGCTACCACATTACTAACATCTGTTAAAACAAGAGTATTACCTGATTTAATAGTGTTAACTTTAGTGCCTGAAAATGCCGGTGATTCTGTAATTGTTTCCACTACATTAAAATCAAGAATATTTGGAACTGTTGTAATTGCGTTTGTAGAATTAGTAGCAAAGTTACCTGCTGAATCTACAGCTTTAATCATGTATGTTCCTGCCAATAATGGTAATGTAGCGTTAGTAGATGTTCCTGCTAATGCTTGACCTAAACTAGAACCACCTGCCCATACTGCTCCAGTTACTATTGGGGTATGTCTTATTCTTAAAAATCCACCATGAATAACATCAATATCAGGCGACCTATCCCATTGTAAATAAGCAGAACCATCAATAGCATTTACTGAAAAATTTGTTATAGTTACTGGTGGGGTAGTTAATCCTGCCAAACTATTAGTTGAAGTTATGTAAGCTGATTTAACTCCTATTGTGTTAACTGTTCTTACCCTAAAAGAAAAAGTACCTGCTTTAAGATTATTAACTTCAGCAGAAGTTGCCCTTGTTTGAGTTACGAATTGAAACGCACCAGAACCTTCAGCATATTCTACTTCGTAATATTGAGCAAATGCATCAGTTGGTGCAGTCCATGATAAATTTGCCCTTACTTGGACTCCTTGACCTGTATTAGTTACAAACAATTGTTCTGCTACTAATAGATTTACTGGTATTTTAGTAGTTGTTACATCAGGTAAGTTTGTATTAGGTGCTGTATCAGCCACTTGTATAGTTCCAAAATCGTATGAACCATCTGCATATTCAACTGCTGTAACTCTGACTTCATCATTATTTTGTAAAGCCATCTTTATAATTCTAAATTTCTTACCAGCACTTGCATTAAGATATTGCCAACCAACTGTTGAGTGTTTAATATATACAACATCTCCAACTTCTGACTTTAATGCTTCTATTGTGGATGTAAATTCACAGCTTATTTTTTGTCTTGATTGATTAATATTAATAGTGGTAATCATTTTTGCCCTATCAATATCAGTTGTATATGGAAGGGTTATAGTTTTTTCTAATAACTCACCATTATCTAATGTTCTTAAAGCTGTTGATTCAACTACAGCTATATCTGGTTGCCATTGTTTATTTTTGTTTATAAAGTTTGCTCTTATTCTATTAAATTGACTATTTTTACTGCCTAATGATACTTTCCACTCACCTATAATGTTATCTTCACTAAATGTAAACGCAGCAGTTTCAACCTTATCAATAATTAATTTATATTTGCCACCAGTAAATACTAAAAATCCTTTACATGAGGTAAGTAATTGTTTTAATATTCCAATCGAACCTTGAGAGGTATTAACTATTCCATTTGTTGTATATCTTTTAACTACTGCACCACCTATATTAACTGTAGTATCACAATAATTAGCAGCTACAGTAAATGAAGCATCATCAATTAAAGATGTATTTATTCCTCTACCATATCGAGTGTTAGTTAAATAATCCCTAATACATAAAGCAGGATTGTCGCTCCAAACAGTAGTGCTTGTTCTTGGGTCATAAACTTTTGTTCCTTTTAAATCAGCAGTTATTGTTGGTAATCCTTGAGGATAAGCATCAACATCAAATTTTAATTTAACATAAACATAAGAAGTTCCTCTAAGTCTATGAGCAGAAGTCCAATTTGGTAATGAAGCAACTAAATTAGAATCAGCAGTTTGATTGTCTGTTCCTGTGTGAGTATATACATTTAAAACGCCATTAAACCTTGAATCAGTAGATATGATGTCATTTAGATAAACATTCTCAAATGAGTTAATTTCGCCCTCTGACATAGCAATAACCACATGAAGGTATTCATTATCATCACCACTCACTTCCATAAAAACTCTAGTGCCACCAATTTTTCTATATCCATACACAACTGGCAGAGAAGCGTTATTTGAGGATTTATTTAATAAAGCACTTGCTTGTTCTGCTACTTGGTCGCCATTTTGTGGCTCATCAGGGATAAGACCGCTTAATGCTCCAGCAACAACTGTTCCTACTATTCCTTGTGTTAAAGCTACACCAATTGCTGTAGTTGCAAAAGTACCTGCATAAGTTCCAGCTAATGAAGCTGCTATACCAATTACACTAACTGCCATATCTAACTACTCCTGTAACATTAGGTACTTGTCTTATATCAACTAACTCTACACCATTTTCGTTAGAAACAATAGCAATTTTTGAACCCATACAAACAGCAACACTTCTCCATTTCTTAGCGTGTGCTAAATCTTGAGCCATGATAATAACATCACCAATCTGAACAAATTGAATGTCTACTCGTTTGAAACCCCATTTTAATAAGTGTTCGTATATATCACCATTCTTCTTAGCGTATTTCCAAGCAGACTTTTGGTCATCCCATTTACCAACAAAAGATTTTTTATAATCTGTACCAAGCATTATATCAATAGCACCTAGCGTAAACATTGGACAATCGTTAACCCCAAACTCAAAAGGAATTCCAATTTGAGTTTCTACATAATTGTGTAATCTAATTTCAACATCTGGACTCAACCTGCTTTCCCCCAAACTATATCTTTGACTATTTCTGAAGCGTATTCAAATCCTTTATCACCAGCAAAAAATATCTGTTGTTCTTCATGATTGGTATGTCTACCTGTTTTTCTTGTAAAGTCTACCCATGAATTAGTTGCTGTTACAGACATCATAGACTTACCGCCTATAGGGTCATCTGATATAACAGGTGTGTCCATTCTTCCTTCAAATATAAGAACAGGATTGGCAACTAAGACTTGAGCATCATTTAAAAAGGCTGTATATATTTTTACTGGTCTATCTATATACTCTTTATTTAAAAAGCGTGAAATCATAGATTGGTCAACTCCTGATAAAGACATTGATATTTTACTAACAACAACTTCAACAGATTCTTGTATAGCTGAAAAGCCCATGAAATTACCTACTGCAACATAATCTTTACTATCGTAAGTAATAGTTTTGTAACCATCATTCATATAAACATTTTCATCATCAAAAATTATTTCTGCAAGATGAACTGGTCTATTAGCTGATTTGACAACCTCGTTTTGAAATGCTGTAGTTGAACCTCTGTTCATTAAACGACCTCAATTAGTTTCATACTGTAGTTAACAAATCCGCCTACACCTACTGACATATTTTGAGTGTCTGTTGTAAAGGCTACTGTAAATGGTACAGCGTTATATGTTACAACTTCATTATTAACAACAGGTAATTGTAATACAGGTTCTATAATTAAAGAAGTAGTAGCATCACCAACTATTGTATAAACCTTATCATGCCCAGCAAATTTAATAAAATCACCAGCTTTTAAAGTGCCTGTTAATCCATCAACTGTAATTGTAGTTGTTCCTGCTATATATCCAGCAGTATTATTAACACGTAAAGTTCCTGTAGCTGTTCCACTTGTATTGGAATAAATAGGTGGTACAAAAGTAAATGTTCCAAATTGCCCTTTTTGTTTCTGTGCAAATGCCCATACAGGAGCAAAATCTGTTCTAGTCAAGGGGGGAAAAGTTGCATCAATACTCCAACGCTGTCCACCCCTTGTTCTTACCTGTCTTTTTAATGAGTGAGTTACACTTGTATAAGTAGGATTTAAACTGGTTATTGATATGCTGTTTGGTACTGGGGATGTGGGAAAACTCATATTGCAACCTCTTGTCCATTTTGATTAAATGCTTGTCTAACAGCAGCTACAATCGTAGGAGCATTTTCAGCTATTACTGATTGTGCTGTTCTTGGGTCTAAAGCGTTTATTTGTGGTGAGTATGTAACATTTATAGTTTGACCACCTAATTTATTATTTGGAATTATTGTACCTGCTGAATCTGGAACAAACATTTCAGCTCCTTTTTCTCCAACAATGCTTGGTCTATTCATTGGTGGTCTACCGCCAGTAGCAAATCTATCAGCACCTATATGTATTGATGGACTTCCACCACCACCACCTGCAAAACTTTTAAATAAATTAGAAGCAAAATTATTTGCAAAATCATCAATTACATTATTAGCGTAATTTGCAAAAATATTTTTTAAAGCATCTTTTAATGACATAGTTCCTTTAATAACTCCTTTCATAGAATTAGCAACTGAATTTTCCATGCTTTTAAATGTGTTAGTAACAGCAGTTGCAGCTTCTTCTGCTGGTGTAACCATAACTGGTTTTAATGTATTCATTACTTCACCAATTTTTTTAACCATATCAGGGATAATTGAATGTCCAACAGCTTCATCTTCCATTCTTCTAAATTCATCTAACACCCCATCAACACCATCTCTTAATCCATCAGGTACCATCCAATCAGGTGCTTTATTCATTATTGCTTGTACCTTTTCAAACATAGCTTTTATAGGAGCAATAAAAGCCATTTTCATTTTGTGCATAATCGCTTTAATTTTATCAACTACTTTTTCAAATACCTCTTTTATATCATCACCCCATTTAATCCAAGCGGCTGTTAATAATGCAATTGCACCAATAACAATAGTAATCGGGCCACCTAATATTCCAACAGCTATTGCAAGTGCAGTTATAGCCACACCGACCTTAGTTATTAATGGATGTTTATTAGCAAATTCTGCTATTTTTGGTATAAATTCTGTTAATTGAACTGCCATCTGTGTAACAAATTCTAACAATCCACTATCACCGATTGCTATTTGCATACCTTCAAATGCTGACTTTAATATTTTTAAACTACCAGATAGACCTTCAAGTTGTTTATTAGCCATTTCTTCAGCAGAACCACCTGAATCTTCTAATGTTCCTTTTAATTCTTTTAACGCACCTACGCCATCTTTGGTAGCAGCCATTAATTTAACACCTGCTTGTTTACCAAAAATTTGAACAAATTCAGTAGCACCAGCACCTTTATCTTCCATTTCTTGTAAGATATCAATAAAATTCTTCATTGAACCATCTGGCTCTTTAATACTTACACCTAACTTATCCATTGCTTCTTGCATTTTCTTGGTTGGGTCTAACATTCTTGATATAGCTGATTTTAAACCAGTACCAGCCATTGTTCCTTTAATACCAGCATCAGCCATTTTACCAATAATAGCAGCCATTCCTTCCATTGATAAATTAGCAACATCAGCCATTGGTGCAACCATTTTAAAGGCTTCACCCATTTCGATTACATCCATGTTTGAACTGGATGTAGCTTTAGCCATAACATCAACTAATTTTCCAGTTTGTTCGGCTTCTAAACCTAATCCAGATAAAATGTTTGAAGCTATATCTGCTGCTACTGCTAAGTCTGTTCCTGAAGCTGCTGCCAAGTCTAAAACACCAGGCATTGCAGCCATAACTTGTTCAGCATCAAAACCTGCCATAGATAAGAACTTCATACCATCTGCTGCTTGTGAAGCTGAAAAGGATGTAGTTTTACCAAGTTCCATAGCTTGGTTTCTCATTGCATCAAATGTTTCACCAGTAACTCCACCAATAGCGGAAACTGTTTTCATTGAAGCTTCAAATTCTGCTGCTGTTTTAACTGAAGATATTGCTAATCCTGTAAGAGCAACACCACCAATCTTAGCCATGCGTTTACCCATATCTTTGAGTTTATCCATGCTATTTTTGGCTGAAGTGCCAATACCTGTTATAGCTGTTGATGCTTTTTCAGAACCAGTTATGGCTTGACTTGGGTCTACCTTTACTCCGAGTGTTGCTAGGTTACTTGCCATTATCTTTTTCCTTTAGTTCAAAATAAGCCACCCATAAAGTAAGTTCACCTGTACCCAATTCCATTATTTCATCTATAGACTTGTGTAAATGTTCAGCAAGTTGACAATAAAATTTTAAGTCGTTATCCGACTTTAAGGCTTTTTTGCTTCTTCTACTGTCGGCTCATCTTTTGTAATTTCAGAAACAACGCTACTAACCACATTGTTGTCATACTCACGCATAACTTCAATAAGCTCTCTTGGATTCCAAATAGCGTTACCGTCTTTATCTAAAGCCCTAACAATTAAACTCATTGTCATTGCTTCAATATGTTTATCTTTAGCATATAGACTCATTATTGCTGACTGCTTCTTTCCATTTATAGTATCTCTATAATAGATTTTTCCACCCCATTCTTCCACATAAACAGAAAGAAGTTCGCCAGATATTTTATCTTGATAATGTTTTAAAGCATTTTCTTTTATGCCCATTTTATACTCCGTTTTTTTTAATTTTTAAAGTAAAGTTTTTTAATTTTTAAACCGCAGCCCAAGTAACAGCACCATTTGATTCAAATGAAAATGTAGCTTCTACCATTCCATCCATAGCTGCACTTGTTCCAGCTTCAGTAATAATTGCACTTAAACTTGCAAATTTATCACCCGTTGTATCACCTTCTGGGTATAGATTTAGCGTTACAGTTGAACCAACTGTCATTGCACCTTGACCTGTTGTATCTAATTCATCCCAAAACGCACTCAAAGAACCACTTGCAGATGTTAATGATGATTGTCTAGTTCTAGCAGTATCGCCCATTGTTGTATCTTCTATTGTATCTGCTGTTTCAGAAAGACTCCAATCTTTAATCTCAGAAACAGTTGCTGAACCTACTTTTACGACTCCTTCAGAGCCTTTATGATTTGCCATGTGATTTCTCCTTTGACATAGTTTTAATTACAGGCTTTTCAACCCATCCATTTGCTTTCATTTCCGCAACTTTTGAAGGATGTGGAATTACAGCATCCCCACCCTTCGGTGGATATAACTTTATTTCTTTTTTACTCATGAATCTCTCCAATAAGGTGTATCTACATTAATCTGATACCACTTTGCATCAGAGCCAACAATTGTAACACTTGAAGTATCACAAACAACAGTATCAAATATTACAGAATCAAATAAACTACAAATAATGTCTGAATATTGTCTTGCTACAGTAGTACCTGTTTTAATTGGTACAAAAATTTGTACATTAATTATACCATTATATCTTTTCTTATAATTAATTGCTCTATATTCTGTAGCACCGTTTAATATGTTTAACCTAACCCACGGACTATTGTTAGGTTCATTAAAAGTTATATTTTCCCAAGAAACAGGCGTATCAATCCAATTAGCTTGTAATCTATTTTCAATTTCAGTTCTTTCATTTTCAAATGACATTATTAATACTCACTTTTAAATTATTTAATGAAACTTTAACCATACCTACTGGCGGTCTTGTGGCATTACCATATTCTAAAGTATAAATATATGGCAAACTATTTGTTATATATATACCTTTTAATCCATCACCTACTTTTACACGAAGTGGTTGTGTTGTTCTAGCACCTTCATTTATAGATGTATTAGGACTTCCAATACCTGTATTCCAGTTTCCTTTTGCACGACCAGTATCAACTGGAGTCATTTGAGTTATATTATTATACAAATCCAAAGCAATTGTTCTAACAGCTTGGTCTACATTAACACCCATAACAGCAATGTATTTTTTTAAATCAATTTCAAATGATTCAACACTCATCCTAATCTCACAAGGTTTAAAGTATATGTGGCTTTAACTGCATCAGAAGATATACCATTAATAGCGTATAGTTCTGAATTTCGTGTTATTGTGTCTGATGTACTTGGCTCAATTGCTAAATCTTCACTAGCAAACATTATTTCTATATCACCAGTAAAAGATGTTTCAGTATCGTTTGCACCTACTTTATCTTTTTCTAATACACCATATTTAACTACTGCATTAAAAGTATATTCTGTGTTTGTGTTTGTTATTTGACCAGTAAAACTATCATATTGCCCTTGAGCAATTGAAGTATAAGTAACAGTTTCTGCTATATCGCCAATAGTTACAAAAGCGGATTGAACTAATCCTTGAATGGATGTTTTAAAACCCATTAGGTTCTCACTACTGCAACAGAACCAAATTTGGCTCTAGCGTAGATAGTTCCCCAACCTCTTAACATTTCTTGAACTATTTCAGGCATAACACCTGCTGTATCTGATTTATCAAAGTCTAGCGTTATGTCGCCAACCTTCAATGAATTAAGTCCTTTGCCTTCAGCGTTTGCGGTTAAATCACTTACAAGTAAATCACCTGCAAATTGTGCTGTGGCATTGGAAATTTGTATTGGCATCGTTGTAGATTCAACAGTAATACCATCATAGTAAACATCAGTCCTACCCCATCCTAATGCTTGTGCAGAAGTAGCCCTTGTTCCTACCCAAGCTACCTTTTCATCTAAAATTCTTGTTGCCATTTTTAAAGCTTTTTCCTTGTTAGCAGTTGTAGCTGAATCCCAAGTTGTAGGATATAAATTTGTTGCCCAGTACGCATCTGCTTCTGCAACAGTTATAAAACTATTTGAATTTGCACCATTTACAGTTGCATCTATTGCCATAATTACTCCAGTAAAAACCCCCACCCGAAGG